TGCAAGTATCAGTAAATCCCAACAGGGAGTAAGACTTGGAGAACAAGCTGTGGCTTCTCTTGAGGAGCTTAAGGCATTTACAGAGAGAATAGAGGATCTTGCTTCTCTAAGAAACTCTGAAAAAAAGACACTTAGCTCAAAATCAACAGAGATGATACAAACATACTTAGCAGGACTAAATGCAATTTATATTAAGTTGGATGATGTCTTAGCTGAGTTTGGGTATGATCCTGTTAAAGATGATGAGTTATTCATTAATGTTCAAAAGAACTTAATGGAAAATAATTAAAGGAGAAATATCTAATGGCAACATTAAGAGAAATGAGAGCTGAGAAAGCTCAAAAATCAGAGGATCTTGCTAAGATATTTGATTCTGTTAAAGATATGTCTGAACTTTCCTCAGATCAAAAAGAGGAAATTAAAAAGAGAAATGATGAGTTAGCAGAACTTGGCTCAAAAATTACTGAATTATCAGAATTAGAGGAAGTAAAAAATGCTAACAAAGATGAGCTAAAAGCTGCTCAAACAGTTTCTGGAATGCCTGTATATGGAGAGCCAGAATCTAATGAGCCAAAAACTCTTGGACAACAATTTATAGATTCAAATGCTTACAAGAGCTTTGTGGATCATGGTGTTAAAAATATTCCTTTTGAAGCTAAAACAACTGTTACAACTTCAGTATGGACTAGAGATACTATCTATCAGCAAGTTATTCCTGCTATAGAGCCAGATCCAAATCCTGTATTAGATTTAGTAGATTCTATTAATACAGATCAAACAACTTACTACTTCCTTAGAGAAACAGCAACAAACAATGCTGCTGAAACTGCTGAGGGTAGTGCTGCTCCAGAGGATGCATTCAGCTATACAGCTGTAACAGCTCCTGTTGCAAAATTCATCACAACTTTGCCTATTACAGCAGAGTTGCTTGAGGATCAAGCAGGTGCTAGAGCATACTTTGATGGCAGATTAGCAAATCATGTTCTACAAAGACTTGAAAAAGAATTTATTGGAGGAAATGGTACATCTCCAAACATTCAAGGTATTTTAGGAACAACAAATGTAAACCAAATCATCTATTCAGCAGGAACATATCCTGATTCAGTAGGTGGTAAATTAAGAGCAATCTTAGAGGGCATTAAAGACATTGAGGAAAATGGTAAACTTTTTCCAGATGCTATGATTATGAGTCCAGGTGCTTATGAAGCATTAGCAGGACAAGTTGATGGCAACTACAACTTTATGCTTGGTGCAGCTGCACAATCAGGATCTCCAACTATTTGGGGTGTTCCTGTTGTTAAATCCACACAAATTGGATCAGCAGTTGGACAAGATTCTGATGTTCTTATTGGTAAATTTGGTGGTGGACTTGCAGTTAACCATGTATTCAGGAGAGGAATGGAATTACAAATTTCTGATTCTGCTGCTGATGGGGACTTTGGTAAGGATATTCTTACTGTTAAGGCTTCATTAAGATATGCAAGTGCTGTTTATAAACCACAAGCATTCACTAAAGTACAAGATATAGAATAAATTAGATTATGAAAGAGCAGAGCCATAAGTTTGTTATGACTACAAATGTTATGAGCTCTGCTTTTCATTCAGGAGATAACAATATGAAAGTAGTAGAAAAAGAATCACAACAAGTCTGGAAATGTAATAGAACTAAAGTATTTGCACAGGGAGAAAAATCTCCTTTTGTAAGTAGTGTTTTAGTTGCAGGTATGGGAGATCCTATTCCAGATGTTGAATTTGAAAAACCAAAAAAGAAAGCAGTTAAAAAAGTAGAAAATAAAGCTGTAAAGCCATCAGAGGATAAGTAATCTAAATGGCTCATGCTCATTCACAATATGTAGATAAAGAGGATCTTAAAGGTTGGCTTGGTTTATCAGGTACAGCTCAAGATAGCAATTTAGATATTGCTATTAATGCAGCATGTAGAGCAATAGATGACTACTGTGGCAGAGTATTTTTTCAAACACAAACAACTGAAACTAGATACTTTGATTGTGAGTTTGCAGATTATGTATTTGTAGATGATATTGCTACAACTACAGATTTAGTAGTTAAAACTCTTAATGAGGATGGAACAGATGACCAAACACTTGTTCTAGACACAGATTATTACTTATATCCACTTAATCAAACAGCAGAGGATGTTCATCCTAGATTACCTTATTATAAAATAGTAATGGCTATTGAGAATGGTGGAAAAGTATTGCCAACTCACTTTCCTAGAAGTTTAAAGATTACTGCAACTTTTGGATTTCCTATTCAAGAGGAGGGTGGTAACTCAACTGTTCCAGAAGCAGTAACACAAGCAGCACTTATTCAAGCTGCTAGATTTTGGCAGAGAAAGAATTCTCCAATGGGATTTAGTGGTAATCCTGAAACAGGACAAGCTCCTGTTATATTCTTATCAGAACTAGATCCAGATGTAAAAACACTAATTAAACATTTTAAAATTTCAACAATAACTTTGGCATCTGGTAGACCATACACAGGACTTACTGCTGTTAATAATCAAAGACAGTATGGAGTATGAAACTTACTCTAAATGGAGCTCTAGACTTATCTAGAT